TGGAGAAGTTATCTTCCATGTTTCCATGATCAGCGGCACGATCTTTTGTGACGTATTCTTTTGCCGTGTCGAGTATTTCACATCTTTGCATAATCTTTTCCCGTCAACTTTTCCCAGTTGTCTGCGATCAGTCTATCAATTTGATCTCTATTAAAATAGTACCCTAAGCAACAAGCAGCTTTGTACTTAGTCCAAGAGAAGTCCATTTCACTTATTTGCACGCCATTACTGCGCAGCAATTCCTTTTGCTTTGGAGTTGCCGCTTGGTTCAGCCAGCGTTTAGACTTGTTTGCAGCGGTGCTGTCTTCGATCTCACGCAAGAAATCATCAGCCGCAGCCATCGCTTGTACCTTGTCACCGATTGAAACTACTCTAGCGCGTCCATGCTGGGCCTTTACGATACCGATCCAGTAATCTCCAATCTTGCCCACCATAGAGAAGCCTTGGAATCCTGTAGCCATCATTGCTGTGCCTAAGCCGTATGGATCAATCCACATGAACGGAGACATCTGCATCAGATCGTACTCGGTCATTTCAAAATCATCTAAAGCATCTTTGACCTTACGCTCAAACTCATGTTCGCAGATTGGACATACGCGAGTATTCGCGGATACTTCGCTTCCGCAATCTGGACATACTTTAGTTGGAGCGTCACCGCCTATGGATTTATCTACGCCATCTAGGTTGGCTGACTCATCCAAACCACCATGCGTGATGATTGATGTGCCAAAATCCATAACAATGCAGTCGGTCTTGATGATGTTTGGGTATAGCTCAGGATCAAGGATACGCAGACCGCGCCCAATCATCTGCACCATTGTTCCCTTTTGGGAACATGGGCGCGTTAGAATGATACAAGACACAGGGGGAGCGTCGAAGCCTTCGGTTAGAACTGCCACGTTGACGATAACTTGTGTATCACCAAACTCCAGATCATAAAGCATCGCAGCGCGTTCGTCTTTGTCAGTCTCGCCAGTTACATAGTTGGACTTAATGCCAGCCATAACGAATGCGTCACAAACGTGTGCGGCGTGATCGACTGTGGAACAGAACACAACGGTCTTGCGCCCCCCAGCCTTTTCTTTCCACTCATCTACAATACGATTGTTAATTACTTGGCGATCCATGATGGACGCCACTTCTTGCATGTCATATTCTTTGCCGCGCTTTGTGACTTTATCTAGCTGATCACCTACGCCTAGATCAATGACGTAGCTCTTAGGGCGTACTAGAAAGCCTTCGCGGATCAGCGTAGCCAATTCAATCTGGTGTGCGCAATTATTGAATACACTGCGCAAACCTTTGCCATCGCCACGGTTGGGCGTTGCGGTAAAGCCTACGATCTCAGCTTTGTCGTTATCCTCGCGTACTGCCTCAATCACTTTCGTGTATGTTGGAGCCGCTGCATGGTGGCCTTCATCAATTACAACCATATCAAACAACGGGCGATCCCGTAGGTTTCTATCGCGCGACATTGTTTGGATCATTGAGAACACAGCATCGCCGTCCCAGTGCTTGACTGTTCCGTTTACGATGCTTGTTGTGATGTAAGGGTTGACTCTCTCGAACTTCTCTTTGTTCTGTTTGACTAGCTCATCACGATGTTGAATGACGAGGATGCGTTTGCCTTTCTTGTGGCGTTCACCAACGAGGGCAGAGAGCATGATTGTTTTGCCAGCACCCGTAGGGGCGACGACTAGGGTATTACCGTGCTTGTCTAAGGCTTTACAAGCGTCAGACACGGCTACCTTTTGGTAAGGGCGTAATAACATAATTATACCTATTTGCTAGAATAGAGTGTGTTGGGGGAGTTAGCGGCCCACGGCTCCCCCGATCCGTGTTCTAGCAGGCGCGGAATGGCCTTGCCGCTAGATTATTGTTGCGCCCAAGAAGGTACTGCACCAGATGGCTGTGGAGCCGTTGGTTGCTGTCCAGCCGCAGGAGTAGCCTGCATTGGAATATTGCCCTTGGGTAAGAACTCGCTATTATTTGGCGTAAGAGCGGCCATCAATTGGTTATTGTCTTTATAACCATTCGTGCCTTTCTTAATGCCAACCTTCACACAAAGCTCCATTGCGTTCAAGTCCATCATTCCACCGATGTTACGGTTCTGTTGGGCTTGTGGAGACATATCAGCGGGATCAATGTTGCGTGCGCTTTCGACGATTGACTTCAACGTGCGAAGACCAATCTCTTTGGCGAGAGGCATACCACTTGGGCCAATCTTGTCGCCATCAATGAAGACGCTATGCCAAAACTTACGTCGATCAAACTCACCACCAATAATGGTGAACTCTAGGTTCATCCACTTAGCGGCTGTGCTTGCTGATTTCTTAAACCATTGGCCTTGACCAAACTCAGGAACTTCTACGTCCCCTTGCTGAACAAGCAATACAGCGCGAGCTATAGTGCCTACTGGGATAAGAGAGAACTCTTGGTTCTGTGGGTTTGCGTCTTCCGGTACGTTATTAAAATTAAGCATTATGCTTCTCCTTCGCTAGAAGTTTGAGTTGTAGGATCAACAAAGATTAATTCCTTGTCAGTTTTGTTGGGGCCAGCAGTCATTTTTTCTATTAACTTTCCAAGATGTGGCTCCTCTAGGACATCAAGCCTGCCAGAACGATCTTTGGCTGGATAGCCCCATTCGTTCAGAGGTTGACAAACAAAGGCACGATACTGACCGTGATCCCCTGTTAATACCGCCATTGTGATTACTTCATCAACAATGCCGGGTAATTCGCGACCAGTCTTTGCGCCTTCGATCTGCATATTGTATTGCTTGCGGCCATAATCGTCAGTGGCCTCATCCAAGATGCCAACGAAGATTACGTTCTTAGCGCGGATGTGCTGGATGTGTGTAAGCCACGACATCATCTCACGACCATGCAAACCGTATGCAGCACGAGTGTCTAGCTTGCCAGAGCGATCAGAGCGCACTTCTGGCTGTTGTAAGCACCACTGGAAGCACAAACGTCCTGCTACGGTAATTGAGTCCACAAACAGTGTATCGTACTTCTGCCACACGTCTGAAGCCTCGCCATAGATTGAAGCCACATAGTCGTAGTGTGACTGACTGTACGGTTGATCTTCAGCCAAGGACGGGTTTGCTCCGCCTAAGAAGCAAGCGAGGTCACGGCACTCTGCCCATGTTCTAGGGCGAACGACATCAATAGGGTGTCCTTCGATAGCTGCATCCCCTGCTTCCAAATCCATAAACAGAGTTGTTGATGGGTTCAGAGTGCGAGCCAATGTGGTTTTACCCACACCGCTTGCGCCACAGACTACAATCTTGTGGCCTTTCTTTTCAGCGATACGCTGATCTGCTGTGATGATTTGCAGAGCCATTATTCGACCTCCTCTACTTTTACTGCGCCAACTGCCACAGTGCGGCATCCTTCAAGCTCTTCCTTGATTGCAGGAGGAGCCGCTGTAAAATTGCGCTCTTCTACAGAAAACGTCAGCTTGCCATAGTGTTGCGCGTTTTCTGGAGACATATTGTTCAGCGTGTCACGCAGCTTGTCTTGATCCCATGTGACCTTCTTGCCCACAGTGACCTTGAGCCTATGGTTGCCTTCTGCGATCTGCGCAGTACCAAAGTCTTTACCATTAGCGCGTAAAACGTCTTTCGCTAGTGGTAGAAATGTATCCGATAGTTGTTCTTCAACGTCTTTAAGCTCAATACGCAATTCAGAGATAACGTGCTTGAGTTCCTCTCGACGATCAAATAATTCACGACTTTCCATGTCGATCCCTTTCCGCTGGTTACTAGAGTCCCAACTATAACCATATGGTGTGGGGAGATGTCAAGCGGTTTTTTTCGACAAAAGAATATCTATGCCCAGACAAGCCTTCATTAACTTCTTCTTTAACTTGAACTCAGGCGTCTCAACGCCCTTGGCATCGTCAACGATATAATGCCACACGCCATCCTTGTCTTCTCTGTTGTAACAGAAGTCAGCAACGTAGGCGCATATCTTCTGATCGTTAACCATCAAGTTAAACCGAACCTGTAGCTCAAGGTCTTTAATCACTCCTGCGCGTTCGAGGGACTTGAGGTACAGATACCTCTCGCCTTCCCACTTAGAATCAAACTTGATACCTTGGATAGTAACTTTTTTGTTTCCGTATTTGGGTCTTGACCCACGCAGCTTGGGATTATATACACTAGGGAAAGTCATTTATGGGAAGGAATCCTCATGCCAAACCCCGGAAAATATAAGTCCGTAGGCGTATCTATAGAAGCGTATGATAAGCTGGTGTTTATCGCAGAGCGCGAGGACCGCGCTATCGGACGCCAACTTGCGCGTATGATAGACGAAACTTACGGCGATCTTAGCTCTCATGTCAACACAAAGAGCAAAGCCCCGTCACCAATGGCAACGGGGATTGGTGGTCTGTCCTCTGTCCTAGAGGACTAGAGAAGTCCTGCGTTACCTAGACCCCCTAACAGTGTCGAGGCTAATGCAGGGTTCTGTTTCACACGTTCTCTGAGAGACATGGACTGTGAAGGCACATCGTTAAAACTTGGTGCAGGCATATCAGGCATATAAGCTAGTGGCTGCACATTTGGAATTGGAATATTACCTTGCCCTGTAGGGTTTGGAGCATTAATTTTATCTTTTAAGTCTTCCATAACAGCATTAGATTCTTCTCTAGCAGAAGACACACCACCAACCACGCCACGAGCCGCATTTTGTTTGGCAAAAGACTGTGCAGTTTGGTTCATAACGTCTAAGAATACTTGCATTTTTCCTGCTGGTGTTTTAACTTTTGCGGCTTCTTTTCCGTATTTAGCCGCGAATGATTTATACATTGCTTCATTGGATAAAACTTTACCTATGACGAAAAACCTACCGATACGACCAATGTTTTGAAAAGGGTTAGCCGCGATATTAGCCGCAACAAGATCACCACCTTCAGCAGATTTCCCAAGTACACTCATAATCTTACCAAATTTAAAAATGTCTTTGGCTTGCTCTGGCCCAAACAATTCTTTTAAAGTTCCAGTTTTGTTGGCGTTTTCAAACCTTTTAGCTAAAAGTTTAAATGCAGATTTGTCTGTTAAAAAAGTTTCTTCAAAGTCACCAATGAGGTTGTTCATATAATAACTTTGTAGATTTGCTATTTCAGCAGGGTCATCATTAAAAAATTCCTTTAACTTTTTAACCTCCGCACTTCGCATAGCTGGACTTGAGATCAAATCAGCGGCTTCTTCTGCGCTTAGAATTCCACTACGAAGTTTTGCATTTACAGATGTCTTTTTGAATAATGCCTCTTCATCCATAGCCGTTTTGACACTTTTTAAAAGATCAATTCCAGCGTCATCAGCCCCGGCTTTTGCAAAATCATCAATTACGCTTTGATTAATGTTAGTTAATGACAAATTATCTAACTGATCTGCAAGTTTTCTAATTTCTACTGTTTCTTTACCGAACAATTCATCGGCTGTAGAGCCTAGCTTGTCTAATTTATCTTTAAATCTGCTACCGCTAAACTTCTTTTTAGCACCCTCACCTACACCAGAATCTTTAAGATTTTGTCTTAGCCACTCACCAGCGGCTCGCTTTCGCAAAGGCTCATAAGCACCCGGTGAGAATCCGTCTAAAGCACTTTTAGTGTCTTTAAGCAGTTGTGCGTTGTCATTTCTGATCAATTCGCCAAATTTTCCAGAAGGGTTTTCTGCTTTGCTTCCAGATTTTACAGCTTTTGCCAATTCTTTCATACTTGCAGCTTGAGACACTGCTTCAAATCGTTCCATGCCTGCTCTAAAAAATTTGTTGGCTGGAATTAATTCCTTAGAAGCAACCTTCATTGATTCTTTTTGCGCGTCACTAAGAGTTCCAGCAGCATTGCTTCTCAAAGCGGCGCTTAAACCTTTAGGCTGTATTCTAGCGTCTAACTGACCAAGAAATTTATCTTTCATAAAGCGAACACTGTCAGAGCCATAGTTGCCCATCCATGAATCGTTTAAAGACTTTCTTGCTTTATAAATTTGAGCAAACGAAGCAGTGTCACCTAAGTTTATTATGTCTTGTAGGGCAAATTTAACTTTTCCTAAGTTACCACCACCAGCGGCAACTAATCTATTAAGCTCTACCTTGGCCTCATCGACCATAATTTTTGTTTTAAAAATCTTTGCGTCACCAGTAGCACTTGCCACAAGGTTATCAATGTTTTCATATTGGATACGAGCTTGAGTATCAAACTCCTTGAAGGCATTCGTAAATGCTTTCTGTATCCCCGCATCAAGGTCAACGTCTTTAGCCGCAGCTTTACCAAGTTGGTTGGCTATATCATCCATGTGTCTTAGAAGATCAGAAGAACTTTTAGCCGTTTGATTTAGTAATGCTGTGTCTCCAGCTTTAACTGCATTTGTTAAAACATCTGCTGTCTGGATTACATCTACAACTCCGTCATCGCCCATAACCCGTAAATTAGCTAAGTCTTCCATAATTCTTGCATTGTTGTTAACTAGACGAGAAGTAGACCCTAATATCTTTTCGGAGATTGCTTGCTGTCTTCCAATGATTGAGTTAGCGCCGATAGCACTTAATGAAGGTAAGTATCCTGCTTCTATAGCTTCAGCAGCGGCTTCCGCTTCTTGAGCCGATAGTTTGTTACCAAC